GTACCATATGCGATGCTGGAACAACAACATTGTTACCTGCATTATCGCTTGTGAAACCACTTGGATAATAAACACCTAAGTATTCATCTCTACTTACAAGTCCGTTGTCATTATCTTCAACAACTGTATTAACGTTGGTTGCCCATTCGTTAAGTGAAGTTGCATCCGGTGTTAAACGGAAAGGTGAATCACCAATAACAAATGCTGTTAGGCCTCTGTCATAGTTTAGTGTAATCATTTCTCCGATTAGCTCTGGATAACCTGGTGTTGACATCAAGTTAAAGATACGTGATTCATTGTCACGAATATCTTGATTTTCGTTTAGCATTGCTTGTAGTTTTTGTACTACAACTTTACGCTGTGCTTTACGACCAAAGCTACCAGATCCATCTGCTTCGTTAGCTGATTCTGTAACCCAACGGTGTGGATAATATGCTGACATTGATTCGTCGCCAAAGCGTTCGTTGTCTGCTGCTAAGTCGACATAGTTACGCTCAAAGCGTTTAACGTTGAATCCGCTTCTACGTAGGTTCCATAGCAACATACCTTTTGGATATAGTGCTGGATCTGGACAATCTACATCGACATAGTTACTAGTAATCATGTCAACAATATCGCCTTCAGTACTGCTGTTTGCACCTGCTGTGTTGTAACGTGCATCTGCAAATAGTACACCGTTTTCAGTTGTTTGATCTGTTGTATCAAGTTCAACCCAACTGTTTAGTGTATTATTCCAACGATAGATTCTTGGGAAGTTTTCTAAATCTGCTGTACTAACCCAAATATCGCCAGTTACAAGATTGCCACCATCTGCACGGTCGCCATCAACTGGTTCAGATGCAGCAACGATTGGACCGCTTGCGTCTGGAGCATTTCCAGGTGTAACATCGTAATACGGTGAATCAGTATTCAAATATCCAACCCACTTATCGCCATCGTGTACCATAATGTCAACTTCATCAACAACACTACTATACCATAATGCGCCGTCAGCTGCAAGAGCAGTTGGAGCATCATTACTTGCTGTATAAGTTAGTTCTTTCCAAAGTGTTGCAATATATGCACCTGACAACCCGTTTGGACTATCATAAAAGTTTACAGTTCCTGATTTTGTTGAGTAGTTCCAAGCAGTAAATGCGTCAGCTAATGGTGTGTTTGCACCATCTACAAATCTAATGTCGCCACCAATAGCATGTGATACTACAACTCTATTAGTTGAATCAACACTAGCAGTAACATTAGTTAATCCTGCTGTATTAATAGCTGCTGCCATTAACTCTGCATCAGTTGTAGCACCTGTTGCACTAAATGAAATAGTTACTGGTGTACTTAATGTTGCGCTTCCTTTTACTGTTTCACTAATAGTAAAATCATTAGTACCACTTGTAAATGTATTACTGTCGACTACACCACTAGTAATAGTTGTTGCGCCATTAGCATTACGTTTGAAAAGAGTAAAGTTAGCTAGGTTTGTTGCATTTTCTGTAACATTTGCCATTGCATAAACATTAAGCGTTGTTAAGTTTGCGCCGCCACCTGTTTTATCTAAGCCAGCTAATGCTGCTGAGTTTGAAGTATAAATCGGTGTGCTTACTGCATCCCATAGTTCAGTTGAACCATTCCATACTTTTGTTTTCCAATCTGCACCACTGTTTGGTGTAGTTGTTTTAACCCATACACTTCCTGTTGGACGTGATGCTGAATCTGCTGTTTTCCATTCTGGAACACTTGTGTGAGCAGTTGCTTGATGTGCTGGTGGATAATATGTTCCAGCAACAATACCTGCATCAGTTAGTGGTGTTCCTGTACCGTTACCAAGAACGATGTTAGAATGTGTTGCACCAGTATTTTTAAATGCTAATCTGTTATCTATTGCTTCTGCAGTGATTCCAACAGCACCTAATGCTGTATTAATATCACTTACTGTTGAAGCAAGACTAGTTCCAGATAGTACAACTGTTACACTAAGACCTTCTGCAGATCCAATAGTAATAGTATTACTTGCTGTAAATGTCGGTGTACCTGCTGTACCTGTTACTGAAGGCCAACTGCCTTTCCAGTTTGCACTGCCTACTTCTACCCATGCACCTGTTGTGTTTTTATACCATGTACGTATAATAGTTGAAACAGCTACAACTGCGTAATCGCCAATAGCGCCAACTGATTGTTTTGGAGCATAAGGAGATGAACCTGATGTTTGTGTTGCATCGGTAATAACAGTTGGTGTTTTGTTAGTAAATGTTTGACCAACTTTATTAGTCGCTGACTGCGCACTACCGTTCCATTCAAAGATACCAAACTTTGTTACTTGAGTATCTAACCAATAAGTACCATCTGCAGGATTTGCAGTAGTTGGCGTTGAACTAGCTGATATCGCTGTAAGGTCAATATCTGCTCTTACTACATATGCTCTATTGCTTACGCCTAGGTATGAATATGCTGCTTGAAGTCCGTATTCATTTTGCTCTCCGCCATGAATAGGATTGTTGTTAGCATCTGTATAAAATGTAGGATCACCAAATGTATCTACTAGATCTCGCTGCGATGTTAGTAGGTATGGTTTACCTGCATTGGCTTTTTGAGTTCCTGGTGCAATACCAGTTCCTGCGCCGTTTAGTTTATTTTCGCCTGTTGCGACAAATATTATAGGTACTGTGCCTGGTTCTGCTGGAGTGTAAAAACTCTCATCAATAACGCTGACCTCTACACCTGGTGAAGTTAATGCCATTTTAATTTTCTCCTGTAAAGTGTTTCACTTACAAGTATTTAGCAGATCACCGGTAAAAAAGGCGGTTTTTAGGGGTTAAGTATGTATATAACTCATTAGCTGTCTAATATTAAACCAAAGATCATCCAACGTTCCGTTGTTGTCTATAGTAAAATCTGCCATCCATTGTTCAAGACTCATGCTGTCTTTTGACTCAGGCATCAGGTAGTTGCTGCGATCAACCCAGATACAGTAATCAAATACACCTGTGTTTTGCATTGCAAAGAATTCACGTTTGTTGCGTAGCCCACAATAGATATCATAGGCATCAAACATTTCTCTACCTAGAGTCGCTGCATCAGGAACATTATAATCGCAGATAGCATTATACCATTCTGCTCTGTGACTATGCCTGTCAGCATAACACTCTTCTTCATTAGCATATCCATATTTGTCCTTTAAATCATTATAGATGAATAACTTTGAGCAAAACTTACTGCTACTTTCAAAAGTGTACCCGTATTCGTCTCGTAGAATCTCGCACACAGTATCCTTTCCATGGCGGCCGTGTCCAATAACAAGTAATTTAGGTATCATGATATCTCCGTATAATATAATTTACATTATAACAGATTTTTTATGTATTGTCAAGTAGTTTATCCGATTAAAAATCCGTATCCAGTTCCGCCAGAGATAGCAGTTGATACTTCTTGCTCTAGTTTTTCCATTTCTTGCATTGCTTCATTTTTAAGATCATTACCGTTAAGTGTCGAACCACCTTGTGGCCCTGCAATAGTAGCAAATTTACTACGTGCTTCTCCTAGCATATATTTACAACTAGCAAGAGTATAATCTTTAATCCATTGTACTGCTAAGTAATCACCTAAAAGTTGCTCGTCGGGTCTATAGTTATATGCATATATCATTACTTCTTCGTCAGCACGTGGTCGCTGTAGTATTGTAAGTTTCTTAGTTGAGGAGTTCCATTTAAATTCAATAAAACTACCAAACATACGTCCTACCAGTTCTTGATAACCGGCAAACATTTCGTATGTAGCAAGTCCTCCCATTTGAGTAGAACCACTAAGTAAATATGTATTTGTATACGCAAGGTTAAATGGCTCAAATAAACTGCCGCCACCGCCGTTGCCTGTACGTGATCCGATGCTTCTTCGGAACAATTGTCTAACTTCGATTACTTCTGATGGAAGTATGTATTCGTTCTGATCTTCTATTAATTTTAAAAAAAGATAACTTTCTTCAACTGCATGATCGCTACGCATTCTATAGCGGGTCAATGCTTTGGTTAACCCTGTTTGGTAATGTATAGGATCAAGTTCAACGTCGACCATACCTCCGCCAAGCATTGCGTTTACGTAATCAAAGATTTCTTGTTTTTGTGTTGCTAATGTCATATAAACTTCTCCACTAGTATTTATCGTAACGATAAATATACATATGCCGAGACTATCTTTATATAAACCAGAGCGTGGCAATGATTACGCATTTTTAGATAAATCGATTAGTGAAATGTTCACTATCGGTGGAACTGATGTATTTGTACACAAATATCTTGGTCCTAAAGATGTAAGTAATGATGCTGCAACAGCAGATCAACCATCATATGTGGGAGGATCTACAGAAACATCAATACAGGATATGTTATTCTTAGAAAATAGAGATCGAAAATATGATCCCAACATTTATAATTTAAGAGGCATTTATAATGTCCAAGATATAGATTTTGACCTTAGTCAATTTGGTTTGTTTTTAAGTAATGATACGTTGTTCATGACAATACACATTTCTGATAGTGTAAGAATATTAGGAAGGAAGGCTATGGCCGGTGATGTAATTGAATTACCGCATTTAGTAGATGAACATGCATTAAATGATTATAGTGTTGCATTAAAAAGATTTTATGTTATTGAAGATGTAAACCGTGCTAGTGAAGGATTTTCACCTACATGGTATCCACACTTATATAGACTAAAGTTGAAGCAAATATATGACGGTCAAGAATTTAAAGAAATTTTAGATCTTCCAGCTAATGAAGAAGAACCAGGAGAAGGTTCATTAAGAGATATTCTTAGCACGTATGAAGTTGAAATGCAAATTAATGATGCTGTTGTAGCACAAGCAGAAACTGATGCAGGGAAAAGCGGCTACGATACTGCACATTATTATTCATTATCAACAAATTCAGATGGTAGTGTAGATTTAGAAACTGCACAAACGGATGCTAACGGGAATACTGCTGCGAGACCAGCAAGGTCAGGATACAACGGTTACTTGTTAGGAACAACTGATGCGCCCAACGGAGCAGAATTTGGTATGGGTATTAGTTTTCCGCTTGAAAGTCAAGCAGGAGACTATTTTTTAAGAACTGATTTTTTACCAAAACGACTTTTTAGATACAACGGATCAAGTTGGACTAAGATGCAAGACGGTGTAAGGGTAAATATGTCGCAGACTGATACAAGAAATACACAAAAAACTTCGTTTATTAATAATACAAACTCTAGTAATATTGCTGGAGAAACTATTAATGAAAGACAAAGTTTAAGTAAAGCATTACGTCCTAAAGGACTGGAAACGGATAATTAATAATCATGCAACATTTTTATGATGGACAAATACGTAGATACATTACCCAAATGATTAGAATGCTTAGTAATTTTGGATATCAAGATATTGAAGGTAATGTAGTACGTATACCAGTTACTTACGGAGATTTAACACGACAAGTTGCAAATATAATGCGTGACAACAGTGAAAACAAAATTCCTAGTGCACCAAGAATGGCTGTTTATATCACTGGATTAGAAATTGATCGTTCAAGGACTGCTGATCAATCTTTTGTAAGTAAATTAAATATAAGAGAACGTAAGTACGACTCATCTGGTAAGGAATATCTAGATGAGCAAGGTAAAAATTATACAGTAGAACGTTTAATGCCAACACCGTATACTCTAAGTGTTAGTGCAGATCTTTGGAGTACTAATACAGATCAAAAACTACAAATACTAGAACAAATATTAGTATTGTTTAATCCAAGTTTAGAAATACAAACTACAGACAACTACATAGACTGGGCAAGTTTAACAGTAGTAAACTTAGAAGGTATTACTTACAGTAGTAGAAGTGTTCCGGTTGGAATTGATAGTGAAATAGATATTGCTACACTACAGTTTCAAGTTCCAATTTATTTAAGTGCTCCTGTAAAAGTAAAAAGACTAGGTGTTATTACAAATATTATACAAAGTATTTTTCATGCCGATTCGGGAGAAATTGACTTACAATTAACTCCTTTACAAAATACAGACAATATTCCAGATAATTATTATACAGATATTGCAGAACAACCGTTAATAAAAACAAATTATCAAGGATACGGCATGTTTGTCGATAATACATCTATACAGATTATTAGTAAAAATAAAGTCGGTGCTGTAAAATGGGATGACTTGCTAGAAGCATATCCTGGACAGTATAGTGCAGGAATTAGTCGAATTTATCTTACAAATGAAAATTTAAATAACGAAATAACAGGAACCTTTGCATTAAATGAATTAGATACAACAAAAATTGTTATAGATTGGGACTTAGATAGTTTACCTACTAATAGTGTGTTTGCAAGTAACTTTAGAGATGCTAATCAATTATCTACAATCGATGCAATTGTAGATCCTTTAATATTAAATC